AAGAAGCTAACGATAAAGCTATTGAATTAGCAAAACAAAAAGCGGATGCACTTGAAAGAATTAGACAAGGCGAAATTGATACAGAAGCGGAACGAAGAGCAGAAGAATTATTGCAAGTTCAAAAACAATATACTGATTTAATTGCAGAAGCGGAAAAATATTATGGTGAAAATTCTGCAAAAGTTTTATCTTTAAAAGAAGCACAAAGAACAAAAGAGAATGAGTTACAAGCTAAATTTGATTTAGAAGATAAAGAAAAAGCAGATAAAAAAAAGCAAGAAGAAGAGGATTATTGGAATACAGAAGCAGAAAAGGCAATTGCAAGAGATGAAGAAGCAAAGAAAAAAAGAGAAGATGATGCTGCTAAAGAAATAGCATTTCAAAAAGCAAAAGACGATGCTATTGCAAGTTCAAAAGAAAACTTAACAAATATTATATCGGGATTAGAAGAAACAGGTTTAGCAAAAACAAAAGCGGGTCAAGGTTTATCAAAAGCTATTGCTTTAACTCAAATTGGTATTGATAGTGCGGTTGCTATTTCAAAAGCATCTACTTTAGCAAATGCTGAAGGTGTGGCTGCTCAATTAGCATTTCCAACTGTTCCTGGAATTGGTACTGCTGCAAGGATAATTTCATACGCATCTACTGCTTTATCAGTCGCTTCTAACATAGCAAGAGCTAAAAAATTATTATCAAGTGGTGGTTCATCTTCGGGTGGTAGTTCAAGCGGTGGCGGTGGTTCTGCTCCAACAGGTGGCGGTGCACCCGCACCGAGTTTCAACGTTGTAGGTAATAGTGGAGTAAATCAAATTGCTCAAACGTTAGGAAATCAGCAACCTGTTCAGGCGTATGTAGTTGCTAACAATGTAACAACTGCTCAAAGTTTAGACAGAAATATAGTTCAAAACGCAAGTTTAGGTTAAGGTTATAGCCTTAAAACAAAAAAGCCACTCGTTAAGGGTGGCTTTAATGATTAATAACTAAAAAACTTAAACTATGAAAAAACTCAAAGCACAAATATAACAAAAAATATTAATTGTTGTTTTTAAATAAAGAAAAAAAATGAATTTAATCGAATTAATTATAGACGATAAAGATGAGTTAAGCGGAGTAGATGCTATTTCAGTAGTAGAAACTCCTGCAATTGAATCTAATTTCGTAGCATTAAAGTCAGAAGAAATTAAACTTGCAGAAGTTAGTAATGAAAAACGTATCTTAATGGGTGCAGTTTTAATTCCTGAAAAGCCTATTTACAGACGTAATGGTGAAGATGAGTACTACATATACTTTTCAAAAGATACAGTTAACAAAGCGAGTCAATTATTCTTTAAAAATGGTAATCAGAACAATTGGACTTTAGAACACGGAAAAGAAATAAAAGGATTGACAGTTGTTGAAAGTTGGATTGTTGAAGATAACACAAAAGATAAGTCAGCAATTTACAATTTAAGTGTTCCTGTTGGTACTTGGATGGCTTCTGTAAAAGTTGAAGATGAAACAATATGGAATGACTATGTTAAAACGGGTAAAGTAAAAGGTTTTTCATTAGAGGGTTATTTTGCTGATAAGTTAGAAGAAAAAAAGCAGTTAAGTAAAAACGAAAGTATTGTTGAACAAATTAAATCTTTAATAAATGAGTACGAAAACAAAAAGTAAAACGAGTCCAACGGGCGGTAAGCGTGGTTGTCTATGTGATGACAACACTTATAAACAAGAATGTTGTAATGGTGATTTACAAAATCAAGGCATTGGTAAAACAAGCGGTGTTGATAACGTAACCATTACAGAAAACAACGGAACAAGAGTAATAACAAGAATTAACGGATAAACAATTAAATAAATTAAAAATGACACCACAAGAAAAAAACGTATTTGGAAAATTATTTGCTAATACAGAATTATCAAGTCACAAAATTGAATTAGCACGTATTAGCGTAGATGAAATTAAAAAATCATACGATTTAGTGCAAACTGCAAGAAATGAATCTACTGCTTCTTTAAGAAAAGCAACAGAAGCAGCTACTTCTATTGAATCAGCAGCTAAATCTTTATCAGTAAAATCAGGAGAATTTTTAAAAAATTATGAAGTTTTTATGAATGATGTGAAAGCATTAGGTTTAGAAATTCCTGCAAATTTACAAGGGTTAAACAAAGTAGTAAATGACGATGTTAAATTGTCTGCAAAATTATTTAAAAGTGCTTCTACTATTAAAAGTTTAGTTTAACAAAATACAACAACATTAAACAAACCTTGTTTTTAAATAAATATTATTAATATGTCAAACGTACTAACAGAAATCAAAAAGCTTTTAGGGATGCAAATCCAATTAGAGCAAATGACTTTAGATAATGGTACTGTTATCGAAGCGGAAATCTTCGAAGCAGGTCAACCTGTGTTTATAGTTAATGGTGAAGATAGAGTAGCACTTCCAATAGGTGAGTATATTCTTGATAACGGAATGATTTTAGTTGTTGCAGTTGAGGGTGAAATTGCTGAAATCAAAGAAGCTACACCTACACAAGAGGAAACTCCTGAAGTAGAAGTAGAAGTTGAACAAGCTGCTGAACCTACTGCACCTAAAAAGGTAATTGAATCAACAGTAAGAGAATCACATTTTTCAAAAGAAATTGAAGATTTAAAAGCTGAAATTGAATCTTTAAAAACAGAATTAGCAAAACAAACAGAAGTTAAAGAAGTAGTTGAATTATCAGCTGAACCATTAACACACAATCCTGATGCTAAACAAAACGTTGAAAAAATCCTTTTCTCACAAGGTAGAGAAATGACAACTTTCGACAGAGTAATGAGTAAAATCGCAAATTAATTAAATAAAAAAAATGGCTACTACAACAAGTATCACAACAACCTATGCAGGTGAGTTTTCAAAGAAATACATATCTGCAGCATTATTATCGGCTACTACTATTGAAAATGGTGGAATCGAAGTAATGCCAAACGTAAAGTATAAATCAGTTATCAATAGAATTGCTACAGATGCAATTGTAAAAGATGCTACTTGTGCTTTTGACCCTACTTCAACTGTAACAATTACAGAAAGAGTAATTACCCCGCAGGAATATCAGGTAAATTTGGAATTGTGTAAAAAAGATTTCAGAAATACATGGCAAAGCATTGAAATGGGGATGTCAGCTTTTGACACTTTACCAAAATCATTTGCTGATTTCTTAATCGGACACGTTGCAGCGAAAGTTGCAGAGAAAAACGAGACTAACATTTGGAGAGGAGTAGATGCAAACGCAGGTGAATTTAACGGATTTGTTCCTTTAGCTACTGCTGATTCAACTGTAATCGATGTAGTAGGTACTACAATTACTGCTGCAAATGTTATCACAGAATTAGGAAAAGTAGTTGACGCTATTCCTGCTGCACTTTACGGAAAAGAAGACCTGTATATATATGTCTCTAACTCGGTGGCACGTGCATACGTAAGGGCTTTGGGCGGTTTTGGAGCTTCAGGTTTAGGAGCAAACGGAACTAACGCAATGGGTACACAATGGTTTAACAATGGTTCATTGTCTTTTGATGGTGTTAAAATCTTTGTTGCAAACGGATTGGCTTCTAACTATATGATGGCTGCTCAAAAATCAAACTTATACTTTGGTACAGGTTTATTATCAGACCAAAACGAAGTTAAAGTAATTGATATGTCAGAAATCGATGGTTCTCAAAATGTTAGAATTGTAATGAGATTTACTGCAGCGGTTCAATATGGTATCGGTTCTGAAATCGTATTATATACTCCAGCGTAATTAATTAAATATTAACTTTAAGAAGGGGAGGTAAAATGCCTTCCCTTTTTTTATAAAACATAAATAATATGGCTTGTGATTTATCATTAGGAAGATTAGAAGTTTGTAAGGATTCAGTAGGTGGTTTAAAAAACGTTTACTTCGTTAATTATGGCGATGCAACAGGATACACTTACGACGCTACAAATACGGATGTTATCGATGCGGTAGCAGGTACTCCAACTGCTTACAAATATGAGTTAAAAGGTACAAGTACCTTTACTCAAAATATTAATAGTTCACGTGAAAACGGAACTACATTTTACGAACAAGTTTTGGAATTAACTTTTAAGAAATTAACTGTTAAAGACCATAAAGAATTGAAGTTAATGGCGTTCGGAAGAAGTCAGGTTATCGTAGAAGATAACAACGGAAATTTCTTCTACGCAGGTTTAAAACACGGATGCGAGGTTACGGGTGGTACAATTGTTACGGGGGCAGCAATGGGTGACTTAAGCGGTTATACATTAACGCTTACAGGACAAGAACAAGCACCTGCTAACTTTATCGGTGACACTTTAACGGCTGCAGGATTCACAGTGGTTTCAGGTTCTTAATTTTTCATAGTTTTGAATTTAAAAAGCGTATCTTAATTGGTACGCTTTTTTTTTATCTTAACAGAAATGTTAAATTCTTGTTTTTATAATAAATAAGTAATATGATTATTTTAAAAGAGCAAGAAACCGCACAAACATTAAACGCTATTATCTATGGTAGCGATGCGGATACTATTGTTTTGCGTGATGAAGAAACAAATATTGAAACTGAAATTGAAGCAGTTTTTTCAATTGATAAATATTTTGTTACTACTTCTGTTATTTTTCCAATTAAAGAAAGTAAATATTATACTCTAACAATTAAAGATTCAACAATGGGCGATAATATAGTTTATAGAGATAAAATATTTTGTACTAATCAAAATTTACAAACGTATAGTATAAACAAAGATGCTTACGCTGAACACGTGACAACAAACGAATATAAAATATTTGAATAATTATGTATGTATTAAATTTAAGTGCTTATACAAGTCCACAAATTAACGAAAGTAAAAAAGGTGATTTTGTGGAATATGGAGCAGACAATAACTACTTTCAATTTTTAATTGATAGGTATTTATATAGCACCACAAATAACGCTATTATTACAGGTTGTAGTAATATGATTTACGGAAAAGGTATATCAGCATTAGACGCTAATAAAAAACCTGACGAGTACGCTAAAATGATTTCTATTATAAAGCCAAACGCATTAAAGAAAGTGGCTTTAGAACGTAAACTTTTAGGAATGGCTGCTATGCAGGTTGTTTATGAAAAGGGCGAAGTAAAATTTATAGAGCATTTTCCAATGCATACTTTACGTGCTGAAAAATGCAACGATAAAGGCGAAATAGAAGCATGGTATTATCATCCTGATTGGGCGAATAAAAAACCGAGTGATGAATTAAAAAGAATACCTGCATTTGGTTTTGGAAATAAAAAAGAAGTTGAACTTTATGTTGTAAGACCTTATGTAAGCGGTTACCATTATTATACACCGATTGATTATTCGGGTGCGTTACCTTATGCAAAGTTAGAAGAAGAAATTTCTGATTATTTGATTAACGATGTAATGAATGGTTTTAGTGGTACTAAAGTTGTAAACTTTAATAACAATATACCACCTGAAGAAAAAAGAGAAGAAATTTCAGCTGATGTAAAACGTAAATTAACAGGTGCTAAAGGTCAAAAAGTAATTGTATCTTTTAATAGTAGTAAAGAAAATGCAACGGAAGTAACTGATATACCATTAAACGATGCACCGCAACACTATGAGTATTTAGCAAAAGAATGTTTTGAAAAATTAGTTGTAGGGCATAGAGTAACAAGTCCAATGCTTTTAGGAGTTCGTGATTCAGGTGGTGGATTTTCTAACAATGCAGACGAAATTAAAACTGCAACTTTGTTATATGATAATTTAGTAATTAAACCTTATCAGATTGAAATCATTGAAGCGTTAGATACTATTTTAGCGGTTAATAATATCAAATTGAAATTATACTTTAAAACGATACAACCTTTAGAGTTTACCGATTTAGAAAATGCACAAACTTCGGAACAAGTAGCAGAAGAAACGGGAACGCAATTATCGGCTCATACTTGTCCAAGTTTAGCAGATGCTTTAATTGACAAAGGCGAAGTTTTAAGCGAAGATTGGCATCTAATAGATGAAACGGAAGTTGATTATGATTCTGAAAATGAATTGGATTTAGAAATTGAAACTTTAAATAATAAAAATAAAAAAGAATTAAGTTTATTATCTAAAATGATAAATTTAGTTAGTACAGGTACTGCAAGACCAAGAACAAAATCTGAACAAGATGAAAATATTGATGGTGTTCAGTTTATAACTCGTTATGTTTATAGTGGCGATACAATAGGCGAAAGGGATTTTTGTAATAAAATGTTAAGTGCAGATAAAGTATATAGAAAAGAGGATATTTTGGCTATGGATGACGTAGTGGTTAACGCTGGTTTTGGTAAAGGTGGTGCAGATACTTATTCTATATGGTTGTACAAAGGCGGTGCGAGATGTTCCCATAAATGGCTTCGTAGAACTTATGCAAGTTTTGATACTAAAATAGACCCTACAAATCCAAATGCAAAACCTTTATCTATTGCAAAAGCCGAAAAATATGGTTATCGTTTAAGAAATCCAAAAGAGGTAGCTATGAAACCAAAAGATATGCCGTATAAAGGTTATACAGAGGAGTATTGGAATAAACGAGGATTTAAAAACTAATTAAATTATGTACGCATTACTTATATCAACCGAAGACGTAAAGAAATTTACAATAGCAAATGGCAATTTAGATGCTGACGATTTCATCGAATACATCAAAATTAGTCAAGACATTACAATACAAAATTATTTAGGAAGTCAATTATACAAAAAGTTACAAGATTTGATTTTAAGCGACGAAATAAATAATAATGAGTTTGCAGATTATAGAAGTCTTTTAGTGACTTACATTAAACCTATGCTCGTGCATTGGGCAATGGTTTACTATTTACCTTTCGCAGCTTATACGTTAAGTAATAAAGGATTGTTTAAACATAGTTCTGAAAGTGCTACAAATGTAGATAAAGCCGAAGTAGATTATTTAGTTGAAAAAGAAAGGGATATTGCAGAAAGCTATACTCAAAGGTTTATTGATTTTATGTGTTTTAATCAAAGTACATATCCTGAATACAATAGTAATTCAAATGAAGATGTAAATCCTGATACAAACAATTTTTATGGTGGCTGGCAAATATAATAAACCTAAAATAGAGAATTTTAAAAAGTTAAATTTATATTTAGCTAAAGTTGAACAATTAAAAAAAGTACAAAATGAGCGATTGGGGACAAGGAGCGAAAAATAATAATATAGGTTGGGGGCAAGGTGCAGTCAATAATAATATCAGTTGGGGTGCTATTCACGAGGATAGTTGGGCAGGTGATACTAATATTGTTGGTTTTGCTTACGATGCAGATTATCAAGCCATTTTAGATTACGCAACTACGCAAGGTTATACTTTACCGAGTGAATCACAACGATTGAAACAAAACACTTTGTTAATTGCTTTAAAAGACGCAGGAGTTTGGAGTAAACTTGATACGTTTGCAAACTTTGCTACTGATGGAAGTAGTCAATTTGCTTTAATTGATTGGAAAAGATTAACACAATATAACGCTTCTACAAGTCCAACTTTTACAACAAACGAGGGATTTATGGGTAATGGAACAAGTAGTTATATAGATACGAATTTTAATGCGGTTACTCAAGGAGTTAATTATACTTTAAATAATGCAAGTCGTTATTTATTTATGTATATGGCAAGTGGTACAAGTGCATTAGATGGTCGTAGTGCTGCAAGTATAAATAACTCTTTAAGAGCAAGTTCTTCAAATCAAAGAATCAATCAAAGTACAACTCCATTAGTTGGTGGTGCTTTTGATTTTACCGCAACTCGTGGAATGAAATCTATACACAGAACAAGTAGCACAAATGTTGAGTTATTTAACGACACAACGCAAGGAAGTAGAACTGCTTTATCTGCTTCAATGACTTCATCAAATCAATTTATATTGCGTTCAGGTAGTTCTTATGGAGCTCACGAAATATCTATGTATGCAATGGGTGCTAATTTAGTTTCTGAAAACGCTGCTTTTGTAACTGCTTATAATAATTATATAACATCGCTATGATAGTACTACACCCTAACACAGAACAATACAACGCATTAAATGGCTATTTTAATGATTGCTATAAACTTGAATTTGCTAAAGATGGTTCAGATAGATGGATTGCAGGTCTTGAAGTTTTAGACTGCAAAGAATTCGAAGCAATACACGACCAACTAAATGAATTACAAAGGATTGAATATACACCAACAAATGAGTAAAAAAGAACAAATAGACTTATTCCTATCAAAATGGGTGAGTAGAAAATTATCAGTTTTTGTAGTAGCGTCTGCTGGGTTATTCGGAGGAGTTATTACTTCAACTGATTGGGTAATTATTGCAACATCATACATAGCTATTGAGGGAGCAACTAATATTGTTGAACGTTTAATGAAAGTTAAAAATGTCTGATTTACTAAAACTAATTGAATTACTTATAAAGTCTAAATGGTGGCTTGTTTTAATATTGTTTTTTTCTTTTTTAACCTATATTTTTTCAAGCGAAATTAAAAGGTTATTGGATTTAAAGATTCTAAATAGCGACATAGTATTGAATTCTATAAACGATGACGTAATAATTGAAACTGCTCTTAATGATTTAATGGTTAAAACCAAAGCAGACAGAGCATATATTTTCAGGTTTCACAATGGGGATATTTACTACAATGGTTCGCACAAATCTAAAATGAGTTGTGATTATGAAGTTGTAAATGATGGAGTTAGTCGTGAGGCAGAAAGATTACAAGATATACCAACTGCGTTATATTCAAGATGGTTAAAAGACGTGATTGAATATAAAATGTTTATCGATAACGTTTCTGAAATTGACGATATAAGAACTAAACAAATGTTAGAATTGCAAGGCATTAACGCTTTGTCTGTTGTGCCTTATTATCGAAATGGTAAGATATTCGCTTTAATCGGGATTGATTATATAAATGAAGTACCCCAAAATAATAATCAAAATAAAAAGCAAAAGATAAACGAAATGAAAAGAATGTCTAACGAAATAGGAAGTCTATTAAAATAATATGAGAAAAATTTCTTGGATAGTAATTCATTGCACCGCTTCCCAACCAACTGCAACAAAGCAAAGTATTTTAGACTATTGGAAAAATGTTTTAAAATGGAAGTCGGTAGGTTATCATAGATTGATTGACGCAAACGGAGTTATTCACGAATTGGCAAAATATGAACAAGTTACTAATGGCGTAAAAGGTTATAATAGTGAGTCAATCCATTTTAGTTATATTGGTGGCATAGATGAAAAAGGAAAACCAAAAGACACTAGAACATTAAAACAAAAAGAAAGTCTTTTATATTTGATAAAACAAGCTAAAAAACAATTTCCTAATGCTATTGTACAAGGTCATAGGGATTTTGGAGTAAATAAGGCGTGTCCGAGTTTTGACGTAAAGAAATGGTTAAAAGAAGTAAATTTTTAAATATTTTTTTTATATGTGGTTTTTTTTATTACTTTTGTTGTAATAACCTACTAAATAAAAATTATGTCAAATTCAAAATGGTCACAATACGATTCAGAAATATTTGAATTAATACAAAGTATTGAAAGTGATACCGAAATAGCCAAAACTATTTTAAAAACAAAATCAACTAAATCTGATGTTGATTTATTAAGAACTTATGTAAAAAGATACAAAGAAAAAAACAAAGGTATTTTAGACGCTTGTACTAATGTTGGAATAAGTCCAGAAAGTACTCCAATGTTATGGCTAAAAACAAAGAACGAAAGCGTACGTGTTACAAATCCATTATACAAAGCACCGAAAGAATTTAACTTTGAAACATTAGCTAAAGAAGTAATTGAAGATTTAAAAAATTACGTTCCTAAATACAATAAAATAGTTTACGAAGATAAAAAAGACGCTCATTTATTAGTTATTGATCCAGCAGATATACATATAGGTAAGTTATGTAGTTCTTTTGAAGTCGGGGAAACATATAATAATCAAATAGCAGTACAAAGAGTACTTCAAGGCGTAAAAGGAATACTTAATAAAGTAAAAGGTTTTGAAATTGACCAAATAAACTTAATTATTGGTAATGACATTTTACATATTGATAGTCCGAAAAGACAAACTACATCAGGAACGCCACAAGATACTGATGGAATGTGGCATACTAATTTTATAATAGCAAAAAAATTATATGTAGATGTTATTGAAATTCTTATGCAAATAGCACCTACACACGTTACTTATAACCCATCTAATCACGATTATACACATGGTTTCTTTTTAGCACAAGTAATTGAAACTCATTTTAGAAATTGTGAAAACGTAACTTTTAATGTTGATATAGCACATCGTAAATATTATACTTACTTTAATAATTTAATAGGCTCAACTCACGGAGATGGTGCAAGAACGGAAAATTTAGCTTTATTAATGGCTCACGAATCGGATAGTTGGCAATCGTGCAAACATAAATATTTTTATACACATCATTTGCATCATAAAGTAAGTAAGGATGTTATGGGAGTTTGTGTTGAAACTTTAAGAAGTCCAAGCGGTACTGATTCGTGGCATCATAGAAATGGTTATCAACACGCACCTAAAGCAATAGAGGGATTTTTACATCATAAACTTAACGGACAAATTGCCCGAATTACACATTTATTTTAAATTATTTAATTATGGCAGATATAACAAAATGTTCAGGTTTTAATTGTCCTTTAAAAGACAATTGCAAAAGATACAAAGCAATAGATGGAATGTGGCAAAGTTACTTTACAGAAGCACCATACAAAGATGGTAAATGTGAGCATTTTTTAGGTGATGAATCTAAAAGTACATTAGCAAAATTGCTTTTAGGTTGCTTGGTTTTAACTTTGTTTTCTTGCGGAAGCATTAAAAAGTCAAGCGAAGAAACTGAAATTAAAAGCGAAACCGAAACCGACATAACAAAATTTAGTAACTCCTTTACATTAGAACCTGTTGATTTGGATAAACCTATTCTTTTAGGAAAAGACACAATCTATAACACAAGGGTAATTTATAACAATTCAAAGGAAACTATTAAGGAAAAGCAAAACATTGATTTTAAAGAAGAAAAAAAAGAAAAGCAAGTTGACTATTCAGAAACTATTAAAATCGTCGCAAATAGGTTTATGTGGCTTGTGGGAATACTATTTGTATTGTTTATTGTATTAAATTGGATAAAAAATAAAACCACCTTGTTATAGGTGGTTTTTTAATTAAGTTATTGCTTTATAATTTAAAATGATTATAAACATAATCTAATAAGGCTTCATCTGATTTTAATGCAGCTTCTTTTAATTTTTTTCTTAACTTTTCTTTTTTAATATTTATTATTTCTTTAATAATAATAAACCATAATAAAAAAATTGAAGGTATTAAAACCAACACAAAAAGTATTATTGTAATTATATTCATAGCTTTTCTATTTCGTTTTTTAATTAAGTTACCCAATTATAATATGGATTTCTACTCCGTTAGCATTTCCTTTCAATTCTTTTTTACCTAAAATCTTTGCGTAATTGTACGCTGGTAATAATGGATTCTTTGACTTTACCTGTGCGTTAATTGTTTGCGGTGTTTCACCTACAAGTTTAGCGAATTGATTTTTATTTTTCGCATTTTCTGAAATCAGTTTTTCTAATATGTTCATATTATTTGTTTTTAAATGTCAAGTTTTTTTTATTGTTTACTTGACTTTTTTGTTAAATTATAAATCACTATTTTCATATCTTATTTATTTTTAGGTCACAATCTTTACATCTGTAATATTTCTTTTTATAGTTGTAAGCCCATCTGTGCGTACAAAATAGTTGTTTAAAAAATTCAATTATCTTCATTGTTATTTTGTTTTAATTCATCTGCCCATTCTATTATATATTGTTCTATTGTACTATAATGCCAAGTTAATGCCACAAGGTGTGATTTAAACGCATTAAATAATTCTTCTAAAGATACATTCACATTCTTAAACTCGGTGATGTATAACTGCTCTTTTGTTTCTGTTGTTATTTTCATATAATTAAGTTTTGATTTCTGCAAACATACAAATAACTTTTTTAATAAAAAAATTTTTTATAAAGTTTTTTCGTAATACATTTGCAATATCAAAATCAAACAATATGAAAACAATTATCTTTTTATCAGTTGCAACTATCGGAATGAGTACCGATAATTTTTTAGTAATGTCAGGAGCATTACTTATATGCGGAATATTAATCTTTAAAACTAAAAAATAATGAAAACACTTTGGGACAGATTATCAGAAAGAAATCAATTTAAATTATTAAGCAACCAAATAACATATCCAACGTTATATGGTAGTATTATTACAAACCTAAAAAATACTTATGGTTGGACTAATTTAAGCGTGTCTGATGCACATAATTTAGTTCAAGACTTAACCAAGTATGACAAAGATTTTATTACAATATTAGACGAACTTTTTAACAACAATTAATTATGAAAAAATTTAGAGTTTATTTTTGGAAAGAAACAGGTGACGAGTGCATCGATAGAGAAGTTGAAATAGTAGCTTCCAATTTTGACGAGGCATATAAATCATTTAGAGAGGCATTTAGATTAGTAAAAATAAGAGAAATAAAAGAAATATGAAACTAACAATCGAAGTAATTAACGGAAAATGGACAGTTAACGGAAAAATATTAAACGAGTTAACACCAAATGAAAAAAACGCATTAGACCAATTTATTAAATCATACGAATAATGGAAGCAAAAGAAAAAGCAATTGAATTAATATATAGATATAATTCATTAATTGCTAAAAATACAAAATTCACAAGCGATAGTGAGTTGAAAAAATCAAAACAATGTGTATTAATAGCAGTTGATGAAATATTATTATTTATAGATGAATCAGATTTTATAAATTTATTTTGGTTAAATTATTGGCAAGAAGTTAAAAAAGAAATAAACAAACTATGATACATTTAGACGAAGCAATAGACACACCAAAACACTACGATAATAGTAAAGGTACACTTTATAAGGTAGCAACAGAAAGAAATTGGAATCCATATCTTTTTGATATTGTAAAAAGATTAGAAAGAGCCGAAAAAAAAGGCGAATTTAAAACAGATTTGGAAAAAAGTATTAACGTTATTAAATTATGGTTACAAGAAAATGGAAACTAAACAAGTAACACAACAAGAATATTTAGAAATTGTATTTAACACCGCTTTAGCAAAAAGCATTTTAGCGAATCAATACGCATTACATTGTAACGAAATACTAAAGCATAGTAAATACTATAAAGGGCGTTTAAAAGAGGTTTTAAGACCCTGTATTAATATTTTAATTAATGCTGAACGTAAAGAGTTTGAAAAGGTAGATGATGTAGATACGCAAAGAGTAGATGAGGTATTTAAAAGTATGGAAAATCTTTTTGAAACTATGAGTAAAAGAGTGCTTACAGATTATCATCAAATGGATTTAATCCTAAAAGAGTATGCAAAAAGACCTGATGAGGTAATGAAACTTTTAAAATTATAATCATGAAATTAATAGAAAAAATACAAAAAGCACATAGCAATAAGCCAACTGATTATTCAAGACTTTATACGCCTACTGCTGAAATAATAGAACAAATAGCTGATGATTTTGCTATTGGGTTTGCAGAGTGGTGTCAATATCGTTGTATTCAAAAAGAAGATTTAAAAAGTCAATTAGAAATATTCAAAAATCAAAAAGGATTATGAAGTATATTTTAATATGGATTGCATACGAATTTTTAAGGTCAAAAATAATTTGGCTATGGTATTACCTAATAAAAGAAAAATAAAATGACACCACACGAAATAAAAGAATTTTACGGAATAGACATCACAACAAATAAACGTGATAAATTGTTTATTTATTTGAGAGCAATTTATACTAAAGAAAATATTGAAACTATGAGTATTATAGAAATAGCTGAAAATCTTAAAAAAGATAGAACAACTGTTTTCTATATTTTAAGGACTTATAACAATTATAAAAATGATGTTTATTTTAAAATGATTTTAGAATGTTATCAAAAAAAGGATAAATCATTACTTAAAAAATCTAACGAGTTTTTATTTTTAAAAGTTAAAGAAAAAAACGATTTTGATGCTTTAAGAATCAAGGTAAAACAATTATCAAAACCTAATATTGTAACGATTAGAAAAAATAAAACAGACGAAATAAATTCAAAAATTAAAAGACCGCACATTTTAGAAGTGGCAAAGAATTTAAGAAACAAAAACATATATTTAAACGACAAGGTTTACATAACCTGGACTAACGAAGATTTTAAAACATATGAGCAAATTATCCAAGCGTAAAAGTATAGTAATGGTAGGTAAAAGATGTCCGAATGCTTACGAAATGCAAAAAGAAAATACTTCTAAAGCTAAAGAAGTTTTAGAACAAGTTAAACAAATGGAACATATTAAAAGTAAACCTATTAAATATTTATTAAAATGAAACAATCACCATTACAAAGAATTAAAAGAGTATTAGATTACTACTACAAAATGGGAACGAATAAGGAATCGGTTAATAAAGTATACCATAAAATAATTTATAATAAAAAAAATAAATTGAATTAATAAAAGTATAATCAGTAAATCAACTTTATTTTAAAATATTAAGAAATGGAAAAATATAAAATACTAAACTTATATGCTTGTTTAGGTGGTAACAGATATAAGTGGAACGAAGTAGCAAAAGATGCTAATATTGAAATTGAAGTAACTGCAGTTGAATTAGATGAAGAAGCTGCAAGATTATACCAAGAACGATTCCCAAATGATAAAGTAATAATTGCAGATGCACACCAATATTTATTAGACAATTATAAAGAGTTTGATTTTATTTGGAGTTCACCACCTTGTCCGAGTCATAGTCGATTTCAAACATCAATGAAAACAATAAAAAAAATGAAATATCCTGATATGAAATTATATCAAGAAATAATTTTTTTAGATAATTTTTTTAATGGAAAATTTTGTGTAGAAAACGTAATACCATATTACGAACCTTTAATTGCAGCACAAAAAAGAGGCAGACATTTATATTGGACTAATTTTACTTTGCCTAATGATATTAATGAACGTAAAAATCCTCAATTAAGCAGGGGAGCTTCAAAAGATATTATTGAAAGTTTATCAATATATCACGATTACGATTTTCATAAATACAAAGGCAAACAAGATAGAAGAAAAATGGCACGTAATTTAGTAGACTATGAAGCAGGAAGAACTATTTTTGAAACCGCTTTAGGAATTATAAACAAAAAAGAAAGTAAACAAATTGAATTATTTTAAAATAAATTGAATTAATAAAAAAATATTTTATATCTTTGACAAAATTTAAAACTTTAAAATTATGGGAAAATCTAAAAATTTATTAATGCTAATGCAAGAACAGGAAGTTAACACTAACAACTTCTTACCAAGTCGTAAAGAATTACAACTTTCTGCAAAGAAATTCACTACCGATTTATTAGATAGTGGTGAAATGGATAAAATGGAACTATTCGCACAAGCTGTAAGAGTGAATGAAGTACTATCAATCGTTACTGATGAACTTAAAAATAGTTTACCAGCGGAAAACTTCGAAGCATTCGGCATCAGAGGAACGTATCGCAATGGTGGAAGTACACCGAATTATTCAGAGGATGAGAAATGGCAACAAATTAAACAAGCATTAACAGATAGAGAAATGCTTTTAAAAGTGGCTCAAAAGTCAAATGAAACCATTTACGATAGTGAAGGAGTTGAAGTTCCAAAAGTTAGCGAAAATATACGCAAAAGTTCTTTGAGTATATCGTTTTAATTCTTATCTTTGAAAATCTTAATTAATTAAATATCTTTATCTTATGAAACAAATTGCAACCGCCTTAATTAAGGCACAATCAGAAATGGCAGATGCTAAAAAAAATGCCAAAAATCCTTTCTTAAAAAATTCTTATGCGGACTTAAACGCAATTCGAGAAGCAGTTATTCCTGTACTTAACGAAAACAAAATTGCAGTATTACAACCTATGGTTGAAATGAATGGCGAAATGTACATTAAAACGCTTTTATTACACGAATCAGGTGAAAGTATAGAGAGTGTTACAAAAGTGGTTATATCAAAGCCAAATGATGCTCAATCGCAAGGAAGTGGTATTACATACGCTAGAAGATACGGACTTCAAAGTTTATTAAATGTCGGAGCGGTTGATGATGATGGGCATAGTGCATCTGTTCAACCAACCAAACCAAATGCAACAACTGAAATTTTACTAAAGGCAAAGCAAGGTGGCTTTTCGTTGGAACAAATTAAATCTAAATATTTAGTTTCAAAAGAAATGGAAGATTACTTTAATTCTTTAAAATAATTTTGTATATTTACAATTCGCTACAATAAAGTTTAATTTAAAACCCTTTTTGTTTGTAGCGAGCATTAAGGGTTTTTTATATTATGGAAGTATTTAAAACTATTAAAGGATTTGAAAATTATGAAATTTCTAATTTAGGAAATGTAAAAAGTTTAAATTATAATAGAACTAAAAAAGAAAAATTATTAAAAAAATGTAATGATTCAGATGGTTATGAAGTAGTAATTTTATGTAATAAATTAGGTAAAAAAACATTAAAAGTACATAGATTAGTTGCTTTGCATTTTATAGATAATGAAGATAATAAAAAAGAAGTAAATCATATTAATGGTATTAAAACCGATAATAGAATTGAAAATTTAGAATGGTGTACAGCATCTGAAAATCAAATACATGCATATAAAATAGGTTTACAAATTAATCCAAAAAGAAAATTAACATTACAACAAGTTGAATATATTAGACAAAATTGTAGAAAAAAATATTTAATAAATAATATTCCTGAAACTGTTATTTTTAGTCAAAAATATAATGTTTCAGTAAGTACTATTAATAAAATATTAAGAAATTATTCGTATAAAAAAACTGAATAACCGACAACAGTAAAAAAGGTAGGTAAAATTAAATATCTTATATTATGGGAATTAAAACGAGTTATTTTGGCAGTATTGATATGTCAAAACTATTAGAACAAGCAAAATCAGGTAACAAAGCGTTTACCAAAAACGAAAATGGTAAAATCTATTTAAACGTAAGAGTTTACGTTAACGATGAGGTGGATAAGTATGGTAACTGTGCATCTTTTCAAAGCAATTTTAAAGGTGCTACAAAGGAAGATAAATTTTACTTTGGTAATCTTAAAGAAAGCACACCTTTAGAAATACCAGTTGTAGAAGCGGACATTGTAGATGCTTCTGATTTACCTTTTTAATTATTAATTAACCGCTCGAAAGGGCGGTTTTAAAAACTTATTATTATGAAAAAATATATATTATTATTGTTGTTATCAGCGTCAATGTACGCTCAACAAACTGAAACAGAATTGCTTTTTAAAAGTGAATTAGGTTATAAAATTACAAAATCAGTAACAAGTAATTCAAGTTTTGTTATGTTTTATTATGGCTATAAAAATGAAAAATATAAACACATAATAGACATTGGTTCTATTGTATTTTATAAAAAATCAACCGCTGAAGTATTTGCCAATAAATTAATTGAATTCGCTAAAAAGCCATCAAAATCAGATGTTAGATTTGAAGCTACTAATTACAATTTATGTCTTTATGATTTTGCTGATATTATTTATATTTATGATGAAGATTCAAAACTTAAAACATTAACAAAAGATGAAGCGTTAAAACTTGGTGAAGAAATATTGACTAAAGTATATTTAATAAATTAATTTAATAAAACCGCTAATTTATTTTAGCGGTTTTGTTTTTTGTATTGTTTTTTTTGTATATTTGTAAAAGTAATATTCGTGCAGGTTTATTACATTAAAAGAAATTTTTAAAAAGCTCGATAAAAGTAAGGACTGCACTCCTGAAATTATCGGGCATTTTTATTTTTATGAAACCAACAAAAAGAAAAGCATTTAATTTCTTAAGAAGTTATTTTGATGTTTTAAATGAATTAAAAGATGACAAAGATAAACTTGATTTTTTAATTTCAATTATTAACAAACAATTTTTAAATGAAGACCCAAAAGATTTATCTTTTATAGTAAAACTATGTTATGAAAGTCAAAGACATAGTGTTGAATCAAGTGTAAAAGGCTGGTTAAGGGTTAATAATACTGATATTTTAGGCAACATTGTATTAGACCCTACGACTAACCCTACGACTAACCCTACGACTAACCCTATGATAGACCCCAAAGAAGAAGAAGAAGAAGAGAAAGAGAAAGTAGAAGTAAAAGAAGAAAATAATTTTTTTTTAGCTGAAATTATTGAATTTTCTTTTGATGATTTTTGGAGTTTATATCCAAACAAAACAAATAAGAAAAAAGCAGAAGAAAAATTTAATAAGCTAACTAAAGAACAAAAACAAAAAATTGAACTTCATTTGCCTTTTTTTATAAACAACAAACCTTTTAAAGATTATAACCATCCACACGCTATTACTTATTTAAACCAAGAGCGTTATAACGACGAAATACAAATAACAAATACTAACTTAATACCATCACAAAATGAACTTAACGACATCACAAGACAATTCAGACTTAACAACTCCAAACTCTAACATTAAGCAATCTTTAATATTAGCTTTAGAACGTACAAACACAACTCCATTTGATTTAAGCAATATGATTTCAGATATTGAATCAGAATTTAGTAGAATTAGTGTTCAGGATATGCAGAAAGCAATTAGAAAAGGTGCTTTAGGTGAATACGGAATAACTTATAAATTAAGTACGCAAGTAGTTTGCTTTTGGATTAGACAATATTTACAAAATAAAAACAAAAGAAATTTAGGAATATAATTTAAAAATAAAATTATGTCTTGGCAAAATAAAAAACACATAACAAAAATATTTAACGCTTTTAAACGTAACAAAGAACGTATTTACAAAGAAGATATTGAAGCACTTAAATCACTTGATGAATTTATAAACGAATCTTCAAAGAATTTAACAAAAGATAATTTAATTTACGCTAAATTGCTATGCGTATTTTTAAGACAGAATATTCATTACTACAAAGACATTAAATTTGCAATTAAAGAGTTAAAGTTTCAGTTAAATATTCCTTTAGATAGACAAATAGAATTATTAACTTACGATTTAAATTTAATAACTTTGCAAAATGAAACTGATGCAAAAGAAGTATTTAAAAAAATGGATAACGCTTGGAGTAAAGAACAAGTAGAAAAATCATTTTACAATTCTGCAAATGACTTATTAAAAGAAATTGAAAACTATTCTTAATTATGAATTTAGACTTTAACCAATTAGAAAACATATCAAACGAAGTTGAGTTTGATTTTAATAAATTAGAAAAGGATTGTTATATTGATTTATCACTTGAATTGATACATCCTGAAACTTTAATTTCAATCGGTTCACACGAATACAAAGGTGCAATGTATCCAACTCCTGTAATGACCGCTGGAGAGTTTTCAGCAATAGTTGCTGCTTCAAAATCAAAAAAGACATTTTTAAAATCTGCCTTTTTAGGTTCTTACATCGGTGGAAACTCTAACGAATTATTTCCAAATATTAAAAGCCATCGTGATAAAGATTATACTATTTTGGATTTTGATACGGAACAAGGTAAATACTACACACAAAGAACTTTTAGACGTGTTATTGAAATGGTAGGCGGTAATTACGAAAACTACAAAGGTTATGCAACAAGACATTTAAGTAGTAATGAACGATTGCTTTTAATAGACCATTGCTTAAAGAATCAACAAAAGTACAAGCATCCTGTTAAACTTATTGCAATAGATGGAATAGCTGATTTAGTAGAAAATACAAATGATATTGTTATGTCAAAAGAAGCGAGTGATTATTTAATGAAATGGACTTACGAGTATAACATTCACATTATAGCAGTTATTCACAAATCACCACAAACAAATAAACCTTTAGGGCATTTAGGTACTTATGTTTTAAAGAAAGCAGAAAGCGTTATTGATTTAACTATTGATAAAGATGGCAGTATTTTAGTTACGAATCCTTATTCACGTGGTTACAAATTTGAAGATTTTAGTTTTGATATTAATAAAAATGCATTACCTTTCTTAATAAATAACTTTTAATTATGACAAACTTTGAAAAAACACTTGAAAACCTTACAAGCTACATACAAGCGTATGACGATGTAAGTTTAAACGATGGCGAAAATCTTAACTTCTTACTTCAAAAGATAAACACAACTTTATTCTATTTAGAAAGTGAACGTGCTATATTTAAAAAAAAATACGAAAATAGAATTTACGAACTCACAACTGATAAAAAAATGACAGTTGCAAGGGCGGTTAACTTTGCAGAAGTAGAAGTGCCTGAATTATATTTATTGCGTAGGATAATGGATTCAGGTTATAGATGCTCCGACGCTATTCGTACAAACATATCATTTTTAAAATCAGAAAAAAGAAATGCTTAAAATATACGAAAGGAAATGTTTAGTGTGCAAAGATAAGTTTACACCTAAAAATAGTACTCAAATAGTTTGCAGTCCATCTTGTGCAATAGAGTATATGAAAAAGCAAAACGCTAAAAATTGGAAACAAGAAAAAAAAGAAATCAAAATAAAATTAATGTCAAAGTCTGATTATCTAAATATTTTGCAGAAAGTTTTTAATACTTACATACGCCAAAGAGATAAAGGTAAAGATTGTGTATCGTGTGATAAAAAGTTAATAGGTAATGATGTAAACGCTTCACATTTTTTTTCAGTAGGAGCTTATCCAAATTTACGTTTTAATGAAGATAATGTACATAGCAGTTGTATAAGTTGTAATCAACATAAGCACGGCAATCAAAAAGAGTATGATTTAAGGCTTCCAAATAGAATTGGAATAGAAAGATATAACAAGTTATTAGAAGATAGAAATAAACCTTTAAAAATAAGCATAGATGAAATAAAAGAATTAATATATATTTATAAACAAAAAACAAAAGAATTAAAATGAAATTATTTTACATTGTTAAAGGTTCAAAGATATACACAGATTTAAGAAATCAAACAGCACCAAGTCAAAGACCATTCCGTTTAATAGGAGTAGTAAAAGAAACTCGTAAACCATCAAAATGGATTGATAAAAGTGAACATTGGCATTGGGTTTTAGAATATCGATACACAGACAAATCACATTTGCAAGAGGGTTTTAATATTGAAATTGATTATGTTGATAATTTTTTTAGCTTTGAAAAAGTGATAGTTTAAAATAAATTACTATATTTGTTAAAAATAGCAACGTTCTTACAATGGCTTATATTTAAGATTGTTAATTCAGGTTTGGCTATTCCTGATTTATTTTAGAAAAAAATGTTAGAGAAACTATTTCAACACCATAAACAACTAATCGAATATGCAAAGATATTTGATAAGTCTTACTGCGAGGATATAGTTTCAGAAGTATATTTAAAATTACATCAATATTCAAGCGAAGAAAAATGCTTTACAAATGGTAAACTAAACAAAGGTTATTTATTTATTGTAATTCGGTCTGTATATTTGTCCCAATTCTATAATAAATTTGGTACAGAAGAATTAATAGACACACCAATAGAAGATGACTTTGATGAGAATTACGAAATAGAATGGTATAAGTTCAGAACAAAATGCGAAGCCGAAGTAAACAGTTGGGATATGTACGATAAAAAGCTATTCACAATTTATAGGGATAACGATATATCTATGCGTAAATTAGCAAAAGAAACTGGCATAAGTTTTGTAAGTATATTTCATTCACTAAAAGCACATAAGAAAAAATTAAGAGAATTATTCCAAGAAGATTATAATAATTTAAAATAAAAAATATATGGCAAGAGGTAGAAAAGCTAAAGGATTAGGAGACACAATAGAACAAATCACAACTGCAACGGGTATAAAAGCAGTCGTAGATAAAATTTCAGAAGTAACAGGAATCGACTGCGGTTGCAATGAACGTAAAGAAGCACTTAACAAACTTTGGAGTTACAGACAACCAAATTGTATTTCAGAAGATAACATCACTTGGTTAACTGAATTTTTACCAAACAAACCTGAACAACTTACAATCAAAAGTCAGGAACGTTTAAAGATTATCTACAAGGAAGTGTTTAGCATTGATTTTAAAACAACTTCTTGCGGTAGTTGTTGGCGTGATATGATAAGAGAAATTGAACGTGTTTACGAAGTGCAAACAAATGAAAAATAATATTGACAAAGATAGGTTTAAAGAAAACTCTATTAAAGTATTAGAAGATTTTATAACTTATATTAAGTCAGGTAAATTAGATAACGAAGATTTAAGTACAACACAAGTTAACTTTACTGATTTAAATAATGATAGTATAGTGTTGAAATTAGAATATACTACTAAAGAAATGAGAGAAAATTAGTTAACTAATTTATACTGATTATGGATAAGAGAAAAGAAAATAAAGGTACTATTGGAAATAAAGGTGGTAGACCATCAGTAAAGAATGAATTGAAAGGCGTTGATTTAGCAAGTCCGCATGTAGAAAATTCATTTGCAGTATTAGCTTCTATTATGATTAATAGCGATGAAAATTCACGTGATAGAATTGCAGCAGCTAAACTATTGATTGAATATGGTTGTGGTAAACCAAAAGAAACAATTGAAACAACACACAATTTAAACGATTTCAATATAAAAGATATATTTAAAATTGGAAATAAATCTGAATGAAAAATATAATCTATTAGGAAGTGATAGTAGATACTTTGTAATTACAGGGGGTAGGGGTTCAGGTAAATCTTACTCCCTTAATTCGTTTTTATTACTTCTTACTTATGAAGTAGGACACGTTATTTTATTCACACGTTATACTTTAACATCTGCTCACGTTTCTATTATTCCTGAATTTATCGACAAAATCGAAACAGCCGATTTAAGCCACGATTTTTATATTACTAAAGATGAAATCATAAATAAGATTACGGGTTCTAAAATCTTATTTAAAGGTATTAAAACGAGTTCAGGAACGCAAACCGCAAACTTAAAATCATTAGCTGGAGTTACTACGTGGGTTTTAGATGAGGCCGAAGAACTAACCGACGAAGATACATTTGACAAAATAGACTTTTCAATACGTGCAAAAGGTATTCAGAATAGAGTAATTCTTGTACTTAACCCTGCTACAAAAGAGCATTTCATCTATAAACGTTTCTTTGAATCTAAAGGAGTAAAAGAGGGAAGTAATATAATTAAAAAAGATACTACTTACATTCACACTACTTATTTAGATAACTACGAAAACCTTTCTGAATCTTTTATACTTCAAATAGAAGATATGAAAGCAAGAAGACCGCAAAAATATAATCATCAAATTTTAGGCGGTTGGTTAGAAAAAGCAGAGGGAGTTGTATTTACAAATTGGAGTTTTGGAAAATTCAATCCTAATGATTTACCAACTTCGTTTGGTTTAGACTTTGGATTCAGTATTGACCCTGATACACTTATTGAAGTAGCAATAGACAAAGACCATAAAAAGATTTACGTTAAAGAACATTTATATCAGAATGGTTTACGAATGGAGCAACTTGCGGTTATCTGTTCAAACGTAGCAACAAATAAACTTATTATAGCTGATTCCGCAGAAGATAGGTTAATAGTTGATTTAAGGCACAAAGGTTTAAATATTGAACCAATTAAAAAAGGAACTATTGAAAGCGGTGTTACTATGATGTTGGACTTTGATATTATAGTAGATGAAAGTAGTAGTAATATTGCAAAGGAGTTTAATAATTACGCTTATTTGAATAAAGGTAGTAAACTTTATATTGATTCATTTAACCACGCTATTGATGCAATACGATACAATATAACGTATCATTTAGACAATCCAAACAAAGGTAATTACTATGTCTACTAATCAACCTACATACGGACAAATGATTGCAGTAGTTGAAATATATCTACTTAAAAAAACGGGTAGAGAAATTAAAATAAATTTACCGAGAAACGTGGGCGAGATTAAAAAATTAATTCAAGCATATCAAACAGCAACAAATCAAATATAAAAATTATGAAAGATTATACAATAATAAATGAACTATCTAAAATGATAGGCAGCAATCAATCTATAATAGTTTCAGAAAAAATATATAATAGATATCTTGTTTTTTTAGAATTAGATATAAATAAAGAATATCAAAATATAAGATTTGATAATGTAGAAATAATTAAAATTAAGCAATCTTAACGAATTGCTTTTTTACTTTATACAAAAAACCTAAAACCTTGTTTTTAAATAAAAGAATATGAAAATAAATATTACCATTCCTGAAACACTAAACGAAATAACACTTTACCAATATCAAAGATTTGAAAAGTTAATTTCAAATAATGAGCCGAGCGATTTCGTTAATCAAAAGACAATTGAAATATTTTGTAACATAGAATTAAAAGATGTTGCAAGAATTAGAATAGCAGAAGTAAGCGAAATATTAACGCACTTAAATAATTTATTAAAGCAAAAACCTAAACTAACTAATACGTTTAAATTAGGAGTTTATGAGTTTGGATTCATACCGAAGTTAGAAGATATTACTTCAGGTGAGTATATTGATTTAGAGGGTTATTTAAGTGATACACAAACATTACATAAAGCTATGGCGGTGCTTTACAGACCGATTAAAAACAAAACGAAGTCTTTGTATACTATTGAAGAATACGACAAAGATTCGCAAGATATGGCAGAGGTTTTAAAGTATATGCCTTTAGATGTTGCACTTGGTTCGATGCTTTTTTTTTGGACTTTGCTCAACGATTGCGTGAACGGTTTAGCGGACTTTATACAGAGCGAAGTGGAACAATCGGAACAAGCGAAGAGCATTTTGGAAAAAAATGGGGTTGGTATCAATCTTTGTACGCAGCAGCTCAAGGCGATGTACTCAAATTTGATGCCGTTACAAGAATTCCTATCACTCAATTAATGATGTGGTTAAGTTTTGAAAAAGAAAAAACAGAAATAGAAATAAAAAATTTAAAAAGAAATGGTATATAGTTTAATAAATAAAATTAAAGAAGCGTTACTTGATGAACCTTTTGTAAATACAGTTACAGAGGGCGACATTTTCGAAGTAGATTTAGCTAAACGTACTCTTTTCCCTTTGTCGCATATTATGATTAACTCGGCAACGCATCAGGGGAACGTAATTCAATTTAATGTTACTATTCTTTTAATGGATTTACTTAATCAAAAAGACGAAAGTAATAAAGTTGATGTTTGGAATACACAATTAGCTTTAGGAGTTAGGGTTATGGATAGGTTAAATCGTGGGGATTTAAGAAATGACTTTTGGGAGTTAACAGGTAGTCCAAATTTTGAGCCTTTTACAGAACGTTTTGAAAATGATTTAGCAGGTTGGGCGTTGACATTCGATGTTGTAGTTCGTAATGATATGACTATATGCAATTAGATAATAAAAACACAAAGGAATATTTAAACGCATTTGCTAAATATGTGATTCAGCAAAGTAGGAGCAATTTAACAAAGCAAGGTAAAAACGTTGATAAGAAACTTTACAACTCTTTAGATAAAGAAATTGAAGTAGGTGCAAATAGTTTTAGAATGGCTTTTTTAATGGAAGATTACGGAACGTTTCAAGACAAAGGGGTTTCAGGAACGCAAAAGAAATACGATACACCATTTAGTTATAAAAGCAAAAGACCACCTTTGAAACCTATACAAGATTGGGTTACAAAAAGAAGATTTCAATTTCGTAATAAAGAAACGGGAAAGTTTATGAGTTATAAATCAACTGCTTTTTTAATTACAAGAGGTATTTTTAAGAATGGTATAAAACCAAGTTTATTTTTTACTAAACCATTTGAGAAAGCATTTGAACGTTTGCCTGATGAATTAGTAGAAGCATACGGATTAGATGTTGAACAATTTTTACAATATACAATTAATAAGAAATGAAAAAAATATTTATTAGAAGTCCGTATTTTATCGAGGTTAACGAGGTCGGTCAAACTTCTGCGAAGATTGAAGTTTTTTTATGGAATAAAGGCGATACAGAACCTACAACTCCAAACTATACATTTAGTAAACCAATACCAAGTCCAACGCAAACAAAGTTAGAATGGAATATTTCTAATTTAGCAATAGCATTTATAAAACCAATTGCACCTATTAACGTATCAGCACCAGCGGAAGAAGAAGTTGATACGTGGTGTTATATGAAAGTAATACGTTATTCAGATGATGTTGAGTTAGACGATGAAACTTATGTTTGTTTAAACGGATATACTAACTATTCAAATGGTTATAATCAAGGCACAACTGCTGATATTTTACCTTTATTCAATTTAGATATTAAAAATTACGTTAAGGATTTTGATACTAATTATGTTAACTTCTTTTTGGAAATTGAAAACTATGATACTTCTTATGGTTATGTTGATGTAACTGAACGTGGAATGTGGAAGTTTCCAATATTGGAAGAAGAAGAAAATGTAGAAACTGATTTCTTTTACGCTGAAGAATTATGCGAACCAAAATACACGCCAATAGTTTGTAAATTTATTAATCGTTTTGGTGGTTGGCAATTCCTTACTTTCTTTAAGGCGAGTAGTAGCGGAATAGATGTAACTTCAAAAGATTATAACCTATTACCATCATCAATAGATTACAATCCGTTACAAGGGCAAAAACAAAGATTTAACTTTCAAGGTAAGCAAAAAGTAAAATGTAATACGGGGTGGGTTGATGAAAACTATTCCGAGTTAATTCAAGATTTACTTTTAAGTCAAGTTGTACTTTTAGACAATAAACCAGCAGTAGTAAAATCACAAAGTGCTGATATTAAAACGCATTTAAAAGATAAAAATATAAATTACGAGGTTGAATTTGAGTATAATTTTGGACTAATAAACGATGTGATATAATGGTAGCACTTTACATTTACATAGATGGAATTGCAAAAAGAATCGAGTTATTTGAAGACGAAAAGATAAGTCTAACTTCATCCGTACAGGATATTTCCGATGTTTCAAAAGCAAAGACTGATTTTACTCAATCGTTTACTGTTGTAGCAAGTCCGACTAATAACGAAATATTTAAGCATTGGTACGAAAGTTCTATTGATGGTGGTTTTGACCATAGAGTAAAATACAACGGATATATTGAAATTGATACAAGGACTTTTAGAGAGGGTGCGTTTGCGTTAAACGATGTCAAGTATAAAAACGGAATGTTAGACGCTTATTCAATTGTATTCTATGGCAAAGCTAAAAACATTAAAGATATTTTAAAAGAGGATAAACTTGCTAATTTAGATTTCAGTGCTTTAAATCACAACTATACAAGTGCGGAAGTAATTAGCAGAATTACAAGTCCGACATTAGGAGTAGCTTATCCGTTATTTGCGAATGATAGAATTTACGATTATAATACAGGCGGAAGTAATGACATTACAACTAATACAGGTTCTATAAAATGGAATAGCTTATTCCCTGCAATTCCTTTATCTGAAATATTATCGAGAATATCAACGAAATACGATTTAAATTTTACGGGTGCATTTTTAGATTATCCACAATTTACAAAGTTATGGATGTTGTTTAAAAACGCTGAAAGTTTTAGCCAAAAGTTAACACCTTTAAGAGTAAATTTTACAAGTAAAACAGGCGGTACAAATAATGAAATTAATTTAACAACAAATGAAATAGGTTTTGAAGGCACTGGATATAGAAGGTCGAATATAAAAATTTTTACAACAAGCACACAACCTTATTATGTGTTACTTTACAAAAATGGGGTTTTAGAAAATACAACAGACCCATTAATAGGGAATAGTAGTTGGGATATTATAGGATTTAATATTACAACTCAAAACTTAAACGATAAATATACAATAGCTATACAAGGTCAAGCAGGTTTTTCTTTTACAAGTCTATTAACATATATTAAAGGTACTTCAACTCCTATTGTTTTTACCGCAAGTGGTACAAGTCAAACTATTGCAAGTACTATTGACATAGGTGGTTACGCACCTGACTTGAAATTGATTGATTTAATTACGGGACTTATCAAAATGTTTAACCTTGTAATTATACCGCAAGATGAAACAACTTACGAGTTAATTCCTTTAGAATTATATTACAACGATGGGCGTTACAATGATATTTCAGCAAATGTAATAACTGATGAAATTGATTTAAAGAAAACTTCGATGTATAAAAACATCAATTTCAAGTATCAAAGTTCTGAAAATATCTTAAATACAAAGTTTAATGACTTGTTTTTATCAACTCGAAACTTTGCTTATGGTGATTTAGCATCCGAGCAAATTGATAGTTTAGAAAGTTCAAGTTTTAGCGTAGAGTTACCTTTTGAAAATGCAATGTATGAACGTAAATCAAATAGTAACTTTCAAACGCTAACTTTTAAAAAGATTGATTTAAGTAATTACTTACCGAAACCTTTATTGATGTATGATAATGGGGTTCAGACAGTAACTCCAAATATTAGAATTGATTTAACAACGGGCGGACATCAGCATATTGTTCAGTACAGAAGATTTTCAAACGATTATAGTAACGGAACTATTTTAACTTTAAATTGGGGTGAAGAAATATCAACGTGGTTTTTGTCAAACGTAGTAAACGGACTTTACAAAAGACATTATGAAAACTATTTAGGAAATATATTCAACATTAAAAGTAGATTAGTTATTGTAAAATGCTATTTTAACCCCGTTCAGTTAATCGATATTAAGTTGAATGATAGAATTATCATAAGGGATAAAAAGTACACGATAAACAAGCTAACAACTGATTTAACAAGTGGCGAAACTACGTTAGAATTATTAACTGATTATCGTAGTGGTGAAGTACCGATTGGAAACAGATTTGCTTTTGAACCATTTTATGAAGTTGATAATACAGAGCAAACTATTGAAGTATTATTATTGCGTAATGTAAGTCCAGTTATTTCGTTACAAGCGTCGCTTTATGGGTGGATTGATTATATACCTACTGACTATTATAACGACACAACTATTAGAGTAGATATATCACAAAACACAACGGGTTCACAACGTATAGGATATATAACAGGAAAATGGGAAAACGAATTAGGAGTAGATATAAATATTGAAATACCAATTATACAAAATGCTTAAACTAATTATTGAAATGCTTGAATTCCAAAAATTGGGAACAAGCGAAGCGGTCGACATCGCAAAAGGAAAATATAAAATACCAAGTAACCTACAAGAATTTAAAAACCAAGTAAAATGGCTATCACAAAGACGATTGAAATAGATGTTAACACGCTCCAAGCAGTAGGCGGTTTAGATAATTTAGATAAGGCACTAAAGAAAGTTGATAATTCAGTAAAAAACGTTGATGCGTCTTTTGAGGAAGTTTATGGGGATTTAAAACCTTTGACTGCTCGAATGGGTGAAGCCGAAGACAGACTTTATGAATTAGCATTAGCAGGTCAATCAGCAAGTCAGGAGTATAAAGATTTACTTGCGTCTGTTGGTAATTATCGTAAAGTGCAAATGCAAACGGATATGGTTGTAGATGCAGCAGCTACGACATTTGATACAAAGTTAGGCGGAGCATTACAAGGTGCTACTTCTGCTTTTGCAGGTGTACAAGGTGCAATGGCTTTAACAGGCGGACAAAGTGAGGAACTTGAAAAAGCTATTTTAAAAGTTCAGGGAGCAATGGCACTTGCCGAGGGAGTTCGTGGTGTTCGTGAGGGAATGGTAGCTTTTAGAGCATTAGGTGTTTCTGCTAAAGTAGCACTTGCAGGAATTAGAACAGGAATCGCTGCTACGGGAATAGGTCTTTTAGTTTTAGCTTTAGGGGCAGTTGTAGCTTATTGGGATGATATAAAAGGAGCAGTAAGTGGTGTAAGTAGTGAACAAGAAGAATTAAACGAATTAGCTGCTACAAATTTAACTGCTGAACAAGGCAAACTTGATGCAATAGGTGGGCAAGAAAATATTTTAAAATTACAAGGTAAATCTGAAAAGGATATTTTAAAATTAAAGATTGCTCAAACAGACCAAGTAATAAAAGCAACTGAAAATCAAATTGTTCAAAACGAAATAACCGCAAAAGCACAAATAACAGCGTCGCAAAGAAACAAAGATATTCTTACGGGTATTATTAGATTTATTCAAACTCCTTTAACATTATTATTAGAGGGAGTTGATGCAGTAGGTAAAGCATTAGGGCAAGATTTTGGTTTAGCACAAGGTTTCACTGATTTAATTGATAAGGGTACAAGTTTAATTTTTGACCCTGAAAACGAAAAGAAAAAAGCTAAAGAGGTACAAGATGAAGCTAAAAAAGGTTTAGAAAAATTAAAAAATGATAGAGCAGGTTTGCAATTATCTTTAAATAATATTGACGCACAAGCAGCTAAAGATGCACAAGCAAAACAAAAAGAAGCTAACGATAAAGCTATTGAATTAGCAAAACAAAAAGCGGATGCACTTGAAAGAATTAGACAAGGCGAAATTGATACAGAAGCGGAACGAAGAGCAGAAGAATTATTGCAAGTTCAAAAACA